CTTCGCGCCTCCTTTTGCGATCACCACAACTTTCTTCTCGCCCTTGCTCGACATTGTTCATACACCAATACAGAGTCTTTTATGCGGCCTTTCTGATTCAGGATCCACCGCACTCAAGCATCGAAACGATCTGTGCATGCTCCGGTTTCGGGTCAACATCCCGTCGCGAATTAGCGGCCTAGCCACATGCACTACGTACTAAACAACTCTGAGGTTACACGCCCCAGAGCCGCTCTGTCTCAGTTTCCGAACTAGCACAAGTAAGAGCTAACTGCCAATCAGGATCATCTTTTAACAAACGTGAGTAGCGCACCATAAGCCTATCAATGTGCGCCCGCACCTTGGAACGCATTGAAGCATCCCAATACACCTCCCTGTAAATCGCCCACGATCTAACTAAAGACATTGCAGGTGTATCACTCTTCGTCGCCTTCAACCAAGAAGACAACATTTTGGAAGATGTTGGCACAGGCACATAATGACCAGCTCTCACAACACTAAAGTTGCTTAAGTACGGCACACTCGACGCATGGCGCGGTGGGTGAAAATCGGTTGTCCAACTCACCCCGTAATCCTTCTGAAGTACGGCTTGAACACTTGACATGTTAAACCGCTCAACAACCTCCTCACTAACACTGAATATCACATCGTCGCCAGTTAGATCAAACGCACAATGCTTTCGCATATATGCGCGATCAGGACCGACTAGCTTAATCCAAGCGTAGTAGAACTCTTCACGCGTTTGCCACGTGTTGATTTGGATAGTCTTTGGATCTCCAGACTTATTACCTCCGGTAACGTACCACACGTATCCATCTGGGTCAACCACTAAGGAAAAAGATCTGCTTTTCAGCAGCGTTACAAACCTTTTGCGATTGGCCGATGTCTGATCAGCTGAAGGTAATAACCTCCACTCCATCATAGACCACCACGCGATTGCATCAGGCGAAATAGAACCATCTCGCCCATCTACATCCGCGCCGAAACAGTTGGGGTGGCGAGCCAGTTTCCTAATTAAAGAATCCCAGCCTCCTTCAAACTTGTTAAAACCAATTCCATGGTTCAACTCACGATGCGCGTCAATCCACGCCTCGTAGCCCTTGCCGAACAAACGGCGAGAGACATAAACCATTTCTTTAGAAGACGCAACAAAGGTCCTCACTTTTCGATCTGCAAGTTTCTCAACCGAACGCATCTCTTCCTTCTCACTATTCGCCCACAAGTAGACATAGGAACTATCCGTTGCCAGAAGGTCCCAGAGAGATTCAAGATGATCCGGATGTTTCTCCAACCAATCCTGCGTGTTTAAGGCAACCCTATTGAAAGGGACACCTGGCGACTTTCGCGGATCCAATTGCCCGACAGCAGTCTCATGAGACGATACCCCCCGATCCATCAGATAAGGTCTCTCATCATCATAAACCCACTGCCGAGCGAGACTCTGGGTTTCATCATCCGGCTGTTTATGAACGTGCGCATATTTGGCGAGTGAACGCCAAGGGTTCTCAACAAAGAGTCCCGAATACGCAAGATCAAAGCCTTCAAAATCCGCCATGTCCCAACCCTGCTCAACCGCCGTTTTCAACACGTGGCTATCCATTTTTCGTTTTGGTTTTCCCTTCGTGGGAATTGGTGTTAGACGCGCAACAACAGGAAAGTGAGGCCCGCACAGAGCCCGCGCAACAGCACGCGGCTTGCTAGCCCCCTCTCCCCCCTCGTAGACCTCCCTCACATGAGACACCACATCATCAGATCCAATTAAGGACCAAATTCTAATGGTGTTCAAGAGGTCTTTCTGATCTACGGGGGGGACGTCTAGTTTCCCGGCCGGGCAGGCCAGGTAAGAACTTTCCCGCTTGAATTGCGTCCAAAGCCCTCGTTCGTAATCGGGGTAAAAGTATTGGCCCCATCGTGAAAGCCAGTGTGAATTCCAATCAACTTCCCATCAGATGCCGCCCAAACTCCACAACCAGACGCACCCTTCTGAGTTGAGCAAGAGTGCTTTCCACTCAAGCCATTCTGAAAGTTTCCAGCATCAAGGATTTCTCCTTGCGCCAGCAGCGCCTCAGTCGCATCTTTGTCCGGGTAGTACATCACAAAGCACTTCTCTCCCGTCTTCGCCGTTCGAACAGCTACTTCCGGGAAAGAACCCTTAGGTGATCGGTACACTGCCACGTCTCCCTGGAAATCCACCGTTACATCATCCGTATTCCACTGGTGAACACCAATGGTGGGATTTGAGATGGTTCCCTTAGAGTTAGGACCATGGCTACAAGTAACAAGGTTCCCGCGAACCACGACTCCATTCTTGAACTGAGCGTTCTTGTCGTCGCTATCCACTAAACCATTTAACTTGACCACTGCTGGACGCGATCGGGGGTTGAGGATGGTGGAATTAACCATCAGAGCCTCTTTCCCCTCCTCCGTCTTCGCTTTTTCCTTCCGACCCTTCTTTTGAACAGAGCGGTCCTTACGGCAATCGGCGCATCGCTCAAACTGCACATCCAACAAAGGACGCTTACACCCCTTACACAACTTCGTCGAATCTCGCGCACTTATCTGCTCCGTATGCACGGAGCTTCCCTCAGTCTTACCCGAGGCCTCATACGCCATCAACAACTTGTTTCCAAGGCGATTCAAGTTTGCATCAATACGCTTTTCCGTCTCCTCGACCGTCTTGAGTAGCCGGTCCGAGACCTTTTCAAGTCCCTCGCCACGCGCGCGGATTTCCAGCCCACTAGACACGTATACTTTGTTCATCATCTCCTCCAGCCGCTCCCGCTCCTTCTTCATCGCCAATTTCTCAGCGTCAAGAGTGGAAGCTACCGATTCCCAGCGACGATTAAACATTTCCTCCGCCTGTTGGGCTATCTTCTTTCGAAGCTCCGCCATATCAAGATCTTGGTCAAGTCCACGATCGTCAGGACTGGGATTGACGTACTTCCTACGCTCCTTTCCGTCATCCTCATTCGCTCCCTCACGGAAGTGAACACGTGTCCTACGCTCCTTTTTCTCGGACGTTTCCACATCCTCCTCCTTTGCAGGAGTTAGAAAATACCAGAGCATAAGACACACGAGCGTCGTAAACAAGCCAATAACAACAAATGCGACTCCGTACTTCTTGAAGAATTTCCAAACACGCTGAGCCGTAGTGAGTTCGTCATTTAAGTCTTTCTCACTCGGGAGACCGACGTC